AACGTGATAAAATTACAGCAAAGATGGGTACATTTGCTGAGACAGTAGCAACAATACAAGGTAACATACAAGCGGCAATAGTTGACAGTGGAATTTTTCAAGACTTATCTGATAAAATTGCAGACTTTTTACCTACTACTGAAGAAGCTAAAACAATGTACGAAGATGCTAGTAAGTATTTTACAACGAACATTATGCCAGGTCTAAGTAGCCTATGGGATTGGATCACTGGTGAAGGAATGGACGCAATGACCGACGGCGTAGGCGGTATGTGGAACTATGTTAAAGACACATTATGGCCTAAAGTAAAAGAGATATTTAAATATCTTACAGATCTATGGGCTAAACTTACACCTAAGATAGATGCATTTTTTGCTGAAGGTGGAACGTTTGATAAAATGATGACAACGTTTACAAAGTTATATGAAGAGTATGCACCAAAAATTACTGAATTTTTTAGCTTATTGTTTTCTAAAGATGGAATAAAGAATTTATACGAAGCCTTTAAAGACAAAATTATTAATGCGTTTGGAGATTTAACAGAAGGTATTGGTTGGCTTGCACTAGGTGGATTTATAACCTTTAAATTAATTAAAATGATAGCAAAATTAAATCCATTTGTTAAAATTGCAAGTTTAATTGTTGGTGGACTTATTGCAGTTATAGGTTGGGATAATCTTAAAAAAGCATTTGACGAAGGCGGATTTATGGGAGCTATTGGTACAGCGTTTAAAACAATATGGGCTGGAATAACTCATTTGTTTAGCTGGGAATCACTTAAAGGTTATATTGGTGCAATGCTACCTTCAGGAAAAATAGGTGATTGGGCTAGAGGAAAACTAGGAATTGGAGCTTCTCCGGAAGCATCTGGAACTGTTACTACAACACAAAAAAATCCTACAATAGAAGAAGCAGTGTCAAATAGTGCATCTGCGTCAGAAATGAAGGAACTTACTGGTGATTTAGGCAAAACTGGCGATGCCAAAGATGCTAATGGCGGCGAAGGCGGATGGCTAAGTAATAAGTTAGATGGATTAATTGAAGTAATGAAAGGCAACAAAAAAGCCACTGAAAAGTTAAACGGTAATTTAAACGGGGGTTAGGAAAAATAATATGAGTTGGAAAAGATATTTTACACCAGTAGAAGGACAAGCAGGAACAAATAGTCCTTTAAGCATAGGTCAAGGCACACAGCCGGGACCAGCAAGATCAAATTATTCTAGCTTTTTGCCTGATGTATATACAGGTGCTCCTAACAGAGTTGAGCGTTACGGACAATACAATACTATGGATCAAGATAGTGAAGTAAATGCCGCATTAGATATTTTAGCTGAATTTTGTTCACAACAAAATCCTATCAATAAAACAAGTTTTAGTATTGATTTTAAAAAGATGGCTACTAATTCGGAAATTAAAGTTTTAGAGCAATACTTACAACAATGGACTAAACTTAATAACTTTGGCACACGCATGTTTAAAATTGTGCGTAATGTTTTTAAGTTTGGAGATGCATTTTTTATTAGAGATCCTGAAACTACTAAATGGCATCACGTTGATCCTGCAAAAGTTTCAAGTATTATTGTTAATGAATCTGAAGGCAAAAAGCCTGAACAATATATTGTTAAAGATATTAATTTAAATTTTGTAGACAATGTAGCAACAACACCTTATACTACAAACGGTAACGTAACAGGTGGTGGCGATGGGTACTTAACTGGCGGCGTCCGTGGTATGGTTGGAAATACACAAACGTCTGGTTCAAGTGCAGGACGCTTTGGACATGACAAAACTAAAGAACATGCTATCAGTGCAGAACACATGGTACATATGAGTCTAAGCGAAGGATTAGACAATAATGCACCTTTTGGTAATTCACTATTAGAAGGTATATTTAAAGTATACAAGCAAAAAGAATTGCTTGAAGATGCTATTATTATTTACAGAACACAAAGAGCTCCAGAGCGTAGAGTATTTTATGTTGACGTTGGTAACATGCCAAGTCATTTAGCTATGCAATTTGTTGAGCGAGTAAAAACAGAAATACATCAAAGACGTATTCCTAGTAAAACAGGCGGTGGCACAAGTGTTATTGATAGTGCTTACAATCCATTATCAACTAACGAAGATTATTTCTTTCCGCAAACAGCAGAAGGACGTGGATCTAAAGTTGAAACACTACCTGGTGGTACTAACTTAGGTGAGATTGATGACTTGAAATATTTTACAAATAAACTAGTAAGAGGTTTACGTATTCCAAGTTCATACTTACCAGCCGCGGCACAAGATGAAGGTCAAAGCTCATTTAACGACGGTAGAGTAGGTACTGCATACATACAAGAACTACGCTTTAACAAGTATTGTGAGCGTTTACAGAACCTTATAGCTGAAGTATTCAATCAAGAATTTAAACGTTACCTATTAGAAAAAGGTATTAATGTTGATATTGCAATGTTTGACTTATTATTTCAACCACCACAAAACTTTGCAAGTTATAGACAAAGTGAATTAGATAATCAACGTATTGGTACGTTTGCACAAATTCAAACAATTCCATTTATTAGTAACAGATATGCAATGAAACGTTTCTTAGGAATGAGCGATTCAGAGATTGCAGATAACGAACGCTACTGGAAAGAAGAAAATGATGAGACCTTATCAACCGCACCAACAGATGCAAGTGCAGAAATGCGTGGAGCAGGTATTAGCGGTGCTGGTATCGAGGGAGACCTAGCAGGTGAAGAACCAATAGGTGATACTGAAGGTATGGTTACTGGTGAAGGTGAAGGAGTTGATTCAGTAACAACACCAGACGCAGGGGGAGATGCTGGCGCAGAAACGCCTCCGGCATAAATACTAACATGATACTAAGAGAATTATTTTATTTTGATAAAGAAACAATTGATCCTATAGAGGACAAGCGTTATGATGCTACAGATGATAAAAGCATTGTAAACCGTGATGACACACGTAAAACACGTTTAACATTACGCCAAATAAACAAAGCTCGCAGATCATCAGAGTTACATCAAGAAGAAAAGCAAAAAGAATTAGAATTTGTACGCCAAATGTACGGTGTTCAAGCTCAACCTGAAGTATAGGACGATGTACAATGACTGTAGCCTTTGTAGTAGGTAATGGCGAGAGCCGAAAAGACATAGATTTATATCCACTTAAAAATTACGGAAAAGTATATGCATGTAATGCAATGTTTAGACATTTTGAACCGCATTATCTAGTTGCTGTTGACGTAAAAATGATACTTGAAATTAATCAAAGCAAATGGCAAATGGAACACGAAGTTTGGACAAATCCAAACAAACAGTTTCATACCTTTCAAGGGTTTCATTACTTTCAACCTAGTAAAGGCTGGAGTAGTGGTCCTACAGCATTATGGCTAGCAAGTACACATGTACATGATACAATTTACATGCTAGGCATGGACTTTCACGGTTCAAAGGATACTCAAGGCAACCGAAGTAAGGTAAATAACTTATACGCAGGAACACACAATTATAAGAGACAAGGTGAGGCCGCAACATACTTTGGCAACTGGGAAAGGCAAACAGCATCAACGTGTGATGCACATCAAGGTAAAAGATACATTAGAATTGTAGCAGATGATGATGATTTTATACCTAAACAATTAAAGAAATGTACGAATTTATCTCACATAACAGTGAGTGAGTTTAAAAGATACTATGATTTTTAAACGGTTTGCGACTAAACGATTCGTTTTGACGCCGTTTTCCGTACATTTATTAAACATAGTGTAAATAATACTAGACAGCCTTACATACTAATTAAACATATAGGAGAAAACAATGGCAGACAATAAATTAGAGCAAATGCTCGAAAAACTTGTCAATAACGATCGTGCTGGAGCAGATGAACTGTTTCACGAATTTGTTATTGAAAAGTCACGTGGTATCTATGAAAAGATGCTAGAATCAGATTTAGAAGATCTTGACGAAGTTAAAGACGAAGAAGTAGATGAATCATCAGATGATGAGGAAACTAACGAAGCTTCAGATGAAGAAGTAGATGAGTCTTCCGACGACGAAGAGACTAACGAAGCAACAGACGAAGAAGTTGATGAGTCAGATGAAGATTTAGACGAAACAAC